CTGAATGTTCCCAAGCCTTCCGGTTACCCTATCTAAAGCAACTCTTGCAGAAATAGACATTTGCACTACTTGTTTTTTTGTTGCTGCAAAGTGAGTTACATATACAAAATCGTCATCTACTGTCGCTGGGCCGTCTTTAGTATCTATCGGTTTTACGTTGTTTGTTTTAATGATTGAAAAAGGCAATGGCGTTGTTTCCATAGCTTCGTCAAAGAAAATTTTAGCAGTAGTTCCACTACCTACGAAAAAAGTATAGTTCGGATCTGATTTTAAAATTCCCATTATCGCTAATTGTCCGTTCATTTTACAATACTTGGAAACTTAGATTTCGTTTTGTTTAACTGCTTGTTAACTCCTTTCTCAATCGCTCCGTTTACTTCTCCTTTCTTCACCATCAACGCATTCGAAGCAAAATTGTGAACCTGTTCTTGCACTCTGCCTCTTACTTGTCCGTCACGTGTTTTACGATCTGTCTGCCTGAATCCTTGCGTCATGTGTTGTGCTATCAATCCAACTTTCTGTCCTGCCTGATTTCTAATTGTGTACTGTCTAAATCGTGGCCCTATTAAAACGTATTCAGCACTCCTTGCGCTCTTTCTTGTGTCCCGATAAACACCAATATCTTTTTTTAGTAATTGTCCAAGCTCTCCTTTAAATGGGACTTCCTGTTTTTCTTCTTTCGCAATGATCTCCCCAGCAGTACTAACTATTCCGCGAATCTGTGAAGGTGATAGGTTATGCCCAACGTCCGCAAACATTGCTTTTACTCCTTCAAACCCTTTTAATTCACAGGTAATCATTGGTTATCGCGTCTTATTGCGTTCAAAATAGTTAAACCTTCTCTCATAGATGAACGAACATTGTTAATTTGAAAATAGGTAGTTTCGTTAGCTTGCTTTAATCTCATCAACGGTGTAATTCCTTCAACATACCGAAGATTAAAAGTTACGCTATCAATATTCGTCTCTTGCTTTCCTTCAAATTTCTCACCTCCTGCACCCCAAACCCTTTCCGCGAAATATTGTCCAAATTGACTCCACGAAACTTCATCCTCGTTAATTGCATTACGAGTAAAAGTCGGTTGCTCTATTGTGAGCAAAATATCCATCTTCCCTATCGTCCTGCCTTTAAGCATATAGATTTACATGTTGGAAATTTTCATAACTGCTCATAATTCTATCAACACTCATTTCGAATTTAATAAGACGATCAGTAACTATTGTTTCCTCTTGTCTATTTTCGAATAATCCGGAAAGTACCATTAATACTGCTTGCTTTATTACTTCAGGAACCTTTGTTGAATCATCCCCAAACCCTGAGACATACTTTATTTGTATGGTATCAGGAATCCACTTGAAAATAGGCCACGAACTTACAGGCCAAATCCTGGGGGTTTCAATATCCTGCGCTCCTGCTGTTGGCGTCATTAATCCGGCAACTGTATAAGTAGAAGGATCTAAAGTTTGCAATACCTGATTTGTGTCGTAATATTTTATGAAAGCAACTAACTGAACCGGAGGATATAAAAGCGTAACCGGATAACGAGAATAATACGGGCCTAAGAAGTTCCTGAAAATAGGGTATTTCTCGTAAAAGTTATCCTGAAATTGCGTCCGTGTCTGAGTAATAATAGAAATTCCATAACGCCTCTCAACCCACTGTGTCGCGGTAATTATTAATCTTGTAATCTCGGTATCATAAGTAGTATCAGCACTTGCAATGCGTAGTTGCGCCTTCGCTTCTGTCGGAGAAACCGGATATGCTGCTGGGGCTGTTGTTACAAGACTATTTTTCACGCTGCTTCTACCCGTTTAGCTTTTAATTTTTTTTGATTTGAGAAAAACATAGACTTTTCTTTTTGAGAAAGTTTTGACAGAAATTTTTCCAAATCATAATCATCTCCTAATTCTGGATTATAAGTCCATATATTTTCATCACTTTTTATGTCAGCCATAAATGGTTCTGGCGTTTCAACATGTTTAAATTTGAATCCTTTATTTAAAATTCGTTGTGTTGAATCATTATCAAGACCACGATTAATATTATTATTCCACATAAACGTTCCTATTTCATTTGGAATTATTTCTACCCATTCGGAAAGTTGTTTTACTTGTTCTGGATTTAAAAATCCACTTTCATCTTGACTTAAAACATTATCATCAGACATTATAGCCGTCTTGGCTTTAACCATGACCTTGCTAGTCATTGTTTGAAGAAGTTTTTTACTCATACATCTTCCAAGCCCCTGTACTAGATTAGGATCATATTGCCAAATCCTTGCCCTAATGTCAATAGCATCAATGAAAGCCAAATTCTTTGCCGCAAAGAAATCCTCACATGATTTCATGTATGGTTCGTAATAATCTAAAAGCTCATTGCAAATAATATCATCAGAACCTAACTCAATTAAATAATCGAAATCTTTTTTTATCACTACATCCAGGCCAGCATTTTTTTTCTTACCTAATGGAATATTTTCATACATCAAAAACTCTATCCCATATTTTTGACAAAGTGGAATCATACTTTCCTCACTTATCACTGCGAAAGCAGAGCATTGAAACCTGATAGGATCGTACTTCATGAGTCTTTGCAAACCCATGAAGCACAATTCCGTTATTTCAGGCCTTTTCCAGCAAGCAAGGAAAAATATAATCCGCATCTTAGCTTACACGTAAATATTTGATTGCAGCAGTATTAAGGGTACGACCATCAGCACGACAGAAACCTATCCATGCAGTCTGATCGAATTCTGCATAACGTTCACGGAGCGTTAATAATCTGAAATTGTTAACCAAACGAACAGCATACCCTTTCATATCTCCGAACAGCATAATTTTATTTCCGGTTGCTACGGATGATGCCATCCCCTGATTAATCAGATATTGGAATCCGTCAATTGTAGGAGGTGCGCTTACATTATAGCCTGGCGCCCAAAGAGGACGTGCGTTGGTAGTTGCTGCTCCTACTGTAATCTGCTTAAGATAAAGCAAAATATTATCATGAAACATAAATCGAACCGTAGGACGATTTCTGTAAGAAGGGTCAACACTATGAATAAGTGCTAAAATTTCAGGGAATGTAACTGCACTCGTGGAAGCTGTAACCTTTCCAGAAGTCGCTCCTGTTACAATTCCTTGAGGTTTGCTTGAATTATCGCCAGTAGTCAAATGAGGACTAAGAACTCGTCCGATTCTTGATCCGAATGCTTCTGCAATATACTCAGGTAAACTTGGAGCGCTTGCACTATCCTCCAAAAGTTCGGTTGATGCTTTAATCATCTTAGTTGAATATTTATAAGCCTTCAAGGTAATCTGACCAAAAGTCAAATCTGCACTTGAAGAAGATCCATCCGAATTTTCTGCCAAAAGTTCACCAACATTTCCTGTATCATCACCAGTTGGCATAGGAATATCATTACCAGCATCAGTTTTATAAAAACTGAAAAGACTTTGTGATTGCGCTGTAGGGGTTGGATTGAATTCATCAAAAAAGCAAGAAATATATTTAAGATAAGTAACAATATCAGGAATGAACCCCTGAGGAATCGTATAGCCACCTGCTGTTGTTGTAGTGCTCTGCGCACGCTGTTCTTTTTTCCAGAAGTCCCAACGATCTCTGGTTTGTTGATTTTTGAAAATCTCTCTCTCTTCTTCGTTTAGAATATCATTTACAGAATCTTTCCCATAAACTAATGCAGTCCTAGTGGCTTTTTCAAAAATATCATGTTCGCGCTGAACTAAGTTGTAAACTTTCTTTTCTTCTTTAGTTAATTTGTCAAGACCTCTTTTTTCAGCCTTCCTCGAAACTTTAGAAATATCTCTACGATCTATTTTGAAATTAGGATCATATTTTTCATCTGATTCAGTATCCGTTCCAGGAATTTTAGGGCCACGTTGTGAATTACGGGCTTCAATTTCTTCATCACGTTGACGAATTTTGATTTCGGTCGTAAGTTCTCTAAGTTCATTATCCCATTTTTCGAACTCTGTTCTTTTTTCCTGATCGATTTCTTTCCCATTTTCAAGATCTCTGAACGTATCTTGAAAAGAACGATCATTCATTTCTCCATGCCAAATTTGCCCATATCTGTGCTGAAGTTCACGGAGACTCATTTCTTTTGCGGCTTTCCCGCTTGCTGCTATTTTTGCCATTATTTTAAAATTTAAAAAGTTGATTATAATTATGTTCGTGTTTCCTTCTTCTGAATTTATATTTCTGCATCTCTAAAGCTTTTTGAATTTCATCGACACCATTGATTTTTTTCAATGATCTTGCTGCTACACTTGTATCCATATAAGCTGGATCAGTAGAAAGAGGACTCACATCAAAAAGACGTTCCATTTTTGTAATTGTTCTAACATGAGGTACTCCATTTGATGGATCACCTTTAGTAAAAACTTCTTCTGCCGCAATGAATGCAAATGATGATTTATAAATTATTCCAGCGCGTACTAAAATGCGCGCGTTATTGCCATCAGTATTATCTAAAAGGTTTACCTTATATCTTAATCCCCTATCATCTTGGTAAAGGGTAAGATTTTTACCATTTCGTCCTAGTGGATGATTAATAGAATGATTTAGGTAAGCCCATGCATCATCTTGAAGAACACCAGTAAAAGCTCCGGGAGCAATACGCTCAATAAATCCTCCTAAATCTTCCGAATCTGAATTGAAAACAGCAGCATATCCAGTGATTGTGTTTTCATCAACTTTAGTTGCTCCATTTTCTTCTATTTCAAGAAAATTAATAGGAAGAGAATAATATCTACGTTCTGCCCTATCGCTCCTTTCTTGAATATAATCTTTAAGTCTCATTTTAGTTTCCATGTCCGTTGTGTTTGTATTCCAATTCAGCCG